AATTCGCTGCGATCGAGGACACCTTCCGGTTCGCCGAAGGTGAACGCTTCGACGCCGCCGGTCGCGGCCTTGGTCTGGTCTTCGGTCATCAGCAGATCTCCACGGTGCTGCGCGCCGCGACCGCTTCGGGGTCGAGCGCTTCGTTGAACAGGGCATGCATGACGGCCCACGCAAGGTCGGCGTGGCCGGTGTCGCCGGAGCGGCTGGCGACGAAAGTGATGGTCTTGCCGCCGCGCGTTACCTTGGGACGGATCGCCATGAAGCTGTTGACGATGTCGGTCCAATGCGCGGCGAACTGCAGGCGCCCGTCGGCGATGACCTTTTTGGCCTTGAACACCATCATGGCCTTGGTCTCGGGCGTGTACCGGATCGCGCGCGTGTTCGGGAACCACGCGCTGACAAGGCTGTAGACCGCGCTGCCGACGCCGGTTGTGTCGATCGCGATATGCGTGACGTGATAGCGCGCGCACATCGCGCGGATCGCCGCCGCCTGCTCCTGATAGTCCTTCCCGCGGAACCGCTTGCGCTCAAGGATGCGGAACTTGCCGCCGGGCTTCGCGGGCGGGGCGAGGACGGAAAGGCCGGCTTCATCGCCATTGCCGCTTTCCCCGTTCGGATCATAACCGATCCAGCATTCGCCGTTGCCGAACGGCCGCTGGCCGAACTCGTTGAAGTCCTTCCACGCGTCGAAGACATCGACGCCGCAGCGGCGCATCATCTGGAAGGGGAAGACCGACTGCGTATCGTCGAGGAAGTGACAGAGGAACAGCAGGTCGAATTCGTCGAGCGAATGTTCGAACTCCAACTCGTCGCGATCGACCAGCTCGCCCAGCCCGCCCGCGATCGCGTCGTCGATCGTGACGATGTTGCGCCAGATGCGGTCCGGGCCTTCGGCGCCATGCTTCAGCGCGTCGTGGCCGATATCGACCTTGACCTTGTCGGCCTTGGCGCGGCGCCGGTTGAACCGCTCGCCCGACCAGAGCGGATAGGCTTCATGGGCGAGGACGCTGGGCGTCGAAAAATAGGTGCGGCGGTAACGCTTGTGCGTCGCCATCGCCTGCGCGACCTTGTTGAGCTGCTCAAAGCCGAAGATCCAGAAGGCTTCGTCGACATAGATATCGCCGTGATAGCCCTGCGCGGTGCGGAAATTCGTGCCGAGGAAGTGCATTTCGAACGGCGCCAGCGGCTCGCCATTCTCGTCCTCCCCGCGCTGGATCACCAACGGATTGCCCTTGAGCGACAGGCCGAGGACTTCCTGCACCCACTGTACGATATACTGGCGGAAGATGTTCGCCTGGTTGCGGCTCGCCGACAGGAAAATCTGGTTGTTGCCGGTCTTCAGGCCCCACAGCAGCGCCTCGCGCGCAAAATACCATGTCGCGCCGATCTGGCGGCTCTTCAGGATGAAGCGCGTGCGCCGGCTGACGTTCGCCCACCACGTCTCCTGATACAGAAAATTGTCGCGGTGGAACGCCGCCTCGAGCTGGGCCAGACCGTCGCGGTCGATCAGGTTCTTGGCCTTGCTCTTCTTCTCGCGGACCTCGGCCGAATTGCGGTTCGCAACCTTGGGGTTCAGATCGACCTCGTTGCCCCCGCGCTCGAACTTGCGGATCCGCGCCGCCTTTTCCAGCCCGCGCCACAGCAGGTCGATTTCCTTGAAGTCGTGGCCGGTCTTCTTCTCCTTGGCGAGCAATTGGGCGAGGCGGCACTCGGTGTGATCCTCACACTTCTGGACGCTGCTCGCCTCGTCCCATTTGTCGCGCCCTTTCCAGCTCGCGATCGTGCTGCCCGGAACGTCCAGCTCTTCGGCGATCTGCGTGACCGTCCAGCCCTGCCAATAGAGCGATCGCGCACGGCGCCGCGGCGGCGTCGGTGACACCTCCGGCGGTCGGATCGCGGTTGCCGTCTCTGGCGGGATGAAGATGGGCGGCGGAGGGGCCATGGCCCGCGCAAACTATGCGCGCCGCGCAAACCATCCTCCCTCCTGCTCCTGTATAACGCGCTTATACAGGAGCAAGTCGTTGCGGCTTCGCGCGCGGCAGTGGTGAACACGGGGTCAACCGCACCACGCCAGCCCGGAGCCTGTCATGCCCAAGTCGAAATTCTTCCGCGTCGCCGTCGAAGGCGCCACCGTCGACGGTCGCACGATCGACCGGAAATGGCTGGAGGAAATGGCCGCGACCTACAATCGCACCACCTACGCCGCGCGCGTCAATCTCGAACATATCCGCGGCATTGCCCCGCTTGGCAACAACAACTCGCCGTTCGGCGCCTATGGCGACATCCTGTCGGTCAAGACCGACACGGTGGACATCGCGCTGGGCGGAAAGACCGAAAAGCGCCTCGCGCTGTTCGCGGAGATCGAGGCGCTCGATCCGCTGGTTGAACTCGTCCGCAAGGGGCAAAAGCTCTATACGTCGATCGAGGTGAACCCCAGCTTCGCCGACACCGGCAAGGCCTATCTGATGGGCCTTGCGGTCACCGATACGCCCGCGTCGCTCGGCACCGAAATGCTCGAATTTTCGGCCAAGCTCGGTGCGAACAGCCCGCTCGCCCGCTTCAAGCAGCAGCCCGGCAATCATTTCTCGGTCGCTACCGAAACCACGATCGAGCTGCTCGACGATGCACCCAATGCCGACCCCACCGGCGTCTTCGGCGCGATCAAGGGCCTGCTCGAACGCTTCAACCCGCCCGCGCAGCAGCAGCAGGCGCAGCAGCAGCTCACCACGCCGCCCGCCGGTCAGCAGGAGACGCCGCCGCCCGCCGCCGGCGGTGAAGTCGCGCGTCACGCCACCCTCGGTGCCCGGCGCCAGCT